AACAAATTACTTTTCTTTCGGAGAATGACTGATGCTCCTAAACCACCCCGGTTGGTACCCTGGACTAATAGTCAGTATGAAGCTTTGAAGTGGTCAGATGAAGGTAAAGTTATTGTTTGTCGAACAGTCTTGACAGGACATTCAGGGCATGGTATAATTATTGCAAGTACTCCTGTTGAACTTGTCAAAGCTTCACTATATACCCAGTATGTACCTAAGAGCCATGAGTTCCGAGTTCATATCATCCGAGGAGACATTATAGATGTCCAGCGAAAAATACGAGATCCAAATAAGGAACCAACTGACTGGAAAGTTAGAAGCCACGATAATGGGTTTATCTATGTCAGAGGAGGATTTGTTGTGCCTGAGGACGTTAAACGTCAGTCACTATCTGCTTTCATGGCTTCAGGGTTGGACTTCGGAGCTGTTGATGTTATCTGGTCCGAGAAACAGCAAAAAGCTTACGTCTTAGAGATCAACACCGCGCCAGGACTTGAAAACACAACTGTAGAGAGTTATGCTAACGGGTTTAAAAGACAATTAGGAGGATGATATGTTCTTTTCACCTAGAACACCTTGTGCAGCGCACGATTATGAGTCGCAAAGCGACGGTACGCTAACTTCGTTAGCTGAAGATCTTAACGGTCAACATCCATGTACTGATGAAGAGTACTATACCGAGTTGACATCAGAAGATTGGGAAGAGATTTACTCACAGAATATGTATGATTCAAGAGGTGGGTAGTTGATTAAATACCTAGAACCACCTGATCCAGATTATAAACTAACGAAACTCCAAGAGAATGAACTCATAGCATTAGTGGCAGGGAGTATTACATTGAATGATCTAGGTTTTAGCACAAAGGTCACAAAGCTGTGGGTCAGAGACGAGACAGAATCTGTAGGATATATTGAGTTAGTCAGAATAAAGGATATAAAGTGAAACCACATAAAGGTAAATTGTACTCCTGGAAGAAAGTGCCTATAGAACGAAGAGAAGACTGGGAACTTCTGTATGGAGAGTCTCTAGGATTAGGGTATGTTATCACAGGATTTACTACTAAAACTCCTAAATTAGGTTCTATGTGGCGTACTAGTTGGGTTGTTAGTCACAGGGATAATGAAATAGAAACTAGGAATTCACGTTATACATTAGTAGGAAAAGGGACATGAAGGATACAATACAAGTAACCTTAAATATTAAAGACTTCATTGTGTGGTTGCAGAAGCAGCCTCAAGATAAAACAATTGAGATTATAGCCACCTTTCCAAAGGTAATTCCATAATGCGTTGTTTCGCCTGCGACCGAGTAGTTACTGACGGGTATGATAAAAAGACAGACAGATGGTATTGTTTTGAGTGTTTCTCTGCTACTAATGATGTCCTTGTGAAGCAACTAGACGATGAAATGGAAGCCTTGTTCGGGTTCGGTAAGGATACTTATCAGCTGATAGAAGAATGGGGCTCGGATACAGGAAACTTAGAAGTCCCTAAGGAGAATGAAAGGCAATTTGATTATGAATGACACAGATAAAGTTAAGTTTGAGTCCTTTGGTAAGATACCACGTCTGCTTAAGATGCCTATGATCATTACGGAGAAGATTGATGGAACGAATGCCCAGATTTGTATCTCGGACGACGGAAAAGAAATACAAGCTGGTTCCCGTAAGCGATTTGTCACACCGAAAGACGACAATTTTGGGTTTGCTAGTTGGGTCGAGCAGTTTAAAGATGAGCTTTTGGCTCTTGGCCCCGGACGACATTTCGGAGAATGGTGGGGTCGCGGTATCCAGCGAGGATATGGACTCTCTGAAAAGAGGTTTTCTCTCTTCAACACTGGCAAATGGTCTACTGGACGACCCAAGTGTACGAGTATCGTACCGGTTTTATACTACGGGGAATTCTCCCAGCAGGGTATTGAGGATGTCAAATCTGAACTCTTGGCCGGTGGTAGTAAAGCAAGTCCAGGATTTATGAACCCTGAAGGCGTAATCATTTACCTCCCAAAGGCCAACCTGCTGTTTAAGAGTACATATGACGATACACATAAAGGAGCAGATGTTGAGTAACCGCTGGGAACTTCAAGAATTAGTTAAAGAATTGTTTGATGAGTATCTCGATGTAACTGAAGAAAGTGATTCAGGCAGGGTATTTCATCCGATTCAGGTTTCGTGTTGTAGGGCAATGAAAAGCGAACCTTTAGGTGCATTGTTAAAAAGAATGAGAGAACTTTCAGGAGCAAAGAATGAATAGAGAAGAGTATTATCAAGGGCTCTTTTGGAGTAAACAGATCTATTTAGATCTATTATACGCTGGAACACCTCATATTTACCCTGAGACTAGGCAGATCAAGAGAGCAGAACTCCGTGAACTTCAACGTGAGAAGGCAAGTATGAAGAAGCGTGCAGCTAGGAAGAATAAACGTCTCCCAGAAAGCAATACAGTAGGGAATAACTGATGCTTCAAATTGAGTGTGATAAGTGTAAAAAAGAATTAAATATACCAGGAGCTATTTTGTTCTCACCTCCTAAAGATGAGTCAGATTGGGAAGTTTATAAATTCCACTTTTGTTCAAAGTGCTATACGTCATTATTAGATTGGATTTATACAGAGGATGGAGTTAAGATATCAAAAATGTGACAGTTGCGGTTCAAGCAACGGAAAGACTTATTATGATGACCATAGTTTCTGTTACGTATGTAGGAGAGTAGATAAGAAATTGAACTTCAATACCAAACCGACCGAAGAGCCGGTAAGTAAACCCATACTTCCTATTAATGTCAATCAGTTCCAGGCGCTGACTGACCGAGGAATAATTAAAGACGTTTGTGCTTTTTATGGTGTATGGATAAATAACAATGACCACGTATACCCGTATTATAGTCTGGACAGCAAGACACACAAAGCTAATAAATTTAGGACCGTTGCAACCAAGGGCTTCATGGTCCAAGGGGATATCTCCAAGACAGGACTCTTTGGACAACAACTCTTCCCCGCAGGTTCTGCTAAGCAAATTACTATAACTGAAGGTGAACTAGACGCGTTATCAGTCTTCCAAATGGCTGGGAGTAAGTTTCCTGCTGTGTCAGTCAAGTCAGCTTCTTCGGCACCTAAGGACTGTTCGGATAACTTTGAGTACCTTAACAGCTTTGAAAAGATCGTCCTGTGTTTCGATAAAGATGAACCTCATAAACGAGCAGACGGCACTGTATTCCTTCCTGGACAAGAAGCAGCTGAGTCAGTAGCTAAACTCTTTCCGTTAGGCAAGGTCCGTCTGTTAACTCTTAAGGATGCAAAGGATGCCAACGACTATCTCCGACAAGGCTGGGGTGACAGATTCGCCAAGGAATGGTGGGCTGCACCTATATTCTCCCCTGTTGGTCTTAAAAATGCCAAAGATATGTGGGACGATTTTATTAAAGAGGATGAATTTGAGAGTATTGATTACCCGTGGGAAGGCTTAAATAAGTTAACATATGGTTTAAGAACAAGTGAGTTTGTGACGATTACTGCTAATCCTGGTGTAGGCAAAACAAGTGTAGTTCGTGAAGTAGTTTTTAATATCCTTCAAACTATCCTTAGTAATAAAGACGATACTAGATGTGTTGGGTTAATGATGCTTGAAGATAGCAATACAGAATCCTTAAGAGGGTTAGCTAGTCTTGTTGCTAATAAGCCTTTACATCTTCCGGATATTCGGTCTCAACTCACTAAAGAAGAAATGAAGAAGTACTTTGATGCTGTTTACGGTGATGGGAAAGTTATTCTTTGGGAGCATTTCGGGAGTAACGAAGTTTCAAAAGTTATAGACTATGTTCGTTATATGTCTGCTCTTGGAGCAAAATACATTGTCCTCGATCATCTTAGCATTGTGGTATCAGATCAACATGGAGATGAGCGCAAACAACTAGACGAGATAAGCACAAAACTTAAAACACTTACTATGGAACTTGGTATCTCCTTGATCTGTATTATTCATCAAAATCGTCAAGGAGAAATTCGTGGTACTATGGGGGTCGAACAACTAAGTAATATCGTTATAAAGTTATACCGTGATATTAAATCAGATGATCCAGAAATTAGAGATACACTAAAAGTCTCGGTGGAAAAAAACAGATTCTCGGGGCGCACTGGACCAGCATGTCTCTTAAAATATGATGCAGAGACTGGACGACTGGTTGAACTCCCTCAGGATAATTTAGCTGAATATCTTGCTAAAAGTAAAAAGAGTGATGAATGGTAACCCAAGAACGTCAAGAGTATAATAGAAATTATTATCAAAAACATAAAGAGGGTTGGTCAAAACGTACAACCGCGACACGTAAGAGACGTAAAGAGAAAGATCCAAAAGCTTTTAGAGAAAAAGAGAATGCCAATCAAAAGAATAGGAAAACTAAACTTAAAGCAGAGAATCCAAATTTACTTATGTGGCGTAGAACAAGACAGTCTGCAAAAGAAAGAAACCTAGAGTTTACAATTACACCCAAAGATTTTACTATTCCTGAGATCTGTCCCATTCTACACATCCCTCTCTATTTCGGTGAAGACACAGCTTCAGGAAATTCTCCTTCTCTAGACCGGATAGATAACTCTAAAGGTTATATTCCAGGCAATGTCGCTGTTATCTCTAATCGAGCTAATCGTAATAAATTAGATATGTCTATTGAAGAGATAGAAAGATTGTATAAATATACAAGAGGCGAACTATGATACCCACATTCACTATCCCACAAATCAAAGACATCATTCTAGGTCTCAAAGAAGAGATTCAGAGATGGGAAGCAATGCTCGTAGAGTTAGATAGATTTAAACCACAAGAGGCCAAGAATGAAGAACAAAACCCTTCTTAAGTTACTACAAAGAGAGAAAGAATATTGGATTCAGATCATTGAGTACCAAGAGAAATACCTTGATAGGTTATATGACCAACTCAGCACTATCGTAGAAGAACTGGAAGTCTTAGATGAGTAGATGCCACGAAGTATATCACCCAGATGCCACTGAAGAAATGATTCAGAATTACTCTGATGAAAACACTACAGACAGTTACGGCACTGTTTTACCCGGATGGCGTCGGTTCCGGATCGAGTACGGTTTTGAGTGTTCTTGTCCGGAAGGTACTGTGTATATAAAGGACGGCCCTGATATTTATGACAGATTAGACAAGATCTTAGAGCTAATAGGTGATCCAGTGCAGTATGTAACTTTATTAGAGGATGGTTCATAATTAAATACCTTACAGTAGAAGATCCGAATAAGTTCTTTTATATAGACATAGAAACAGACGGACTTGATCCAACTCTGATCTGGTGTTGTGTCATTAAATGTAAAGGAACAAAACAGGTCTTAAGATTTACTAACCCTTCGGGCGCAGACCCGACCATGTACCATGAGCTAAGGAAGTTCTTTGAAGACAATCACTCGGCTGTATACTGTGGTCATAATGCTCTTAGTTTCGATTCTGTTTACTTGGCCAATTTTACTGGGTATGATCTTAAATTATCTTCCGTTGTGGATACGTTGGTTCTTTCATATCTTTACAATCCTGCTCTCGAAGGTGGTCACTCATTAGAAAGTTATGGACAAAGGTTGAAGTTTTCTAAGGGCGACTTCTCGGACTGGAGTAAGTATAGTCCTGAGATGCTAGAATATTGTGAACGTGACGTAGAATTATTAGAAAAGGTACACGATGCTTTATTAAGTAAGATGAATCGAATAGGCTTTTCAGAATTATCATGTGAAATAGAACACAACATTAGGGTTATAATTGATCAACAACAGCGTAACGGCTTTTGGTTCGATCAAGTCAAGGCCGAGGAACTCTTATGTACACTTAATACTAAATTAGAAGAACTCCTCAGACCTATCCAGGAACTCTTTCCGCCTAGGTTAGAGCCTTTGAAAACCTATCCCCGGAGGTTCAAGAAGGACGGCTCTGATTATAATAGTTACCTTAGACATACAGAAACTTGTGATGCCATACAGGATAACGATGACGGGACTTATACGACTTTTGAACTCCGTCCATTTAACATCCGAAGCAGTAAGCAACGCCTAGAAAGACTCCTAGAACTCGGCTACGAACCTACAGCCAAGACACCTAACGGCAATCCAAAGATTGATGAAGACTCTTTATTAGCCTATGCCGACCTGTCCGGGAAGCCTGAGATACGACTAATGGCTGAGTACCTTGTAACGGTAGGCCAAGCCGGTATGGTAGAGACATGGCTAAAGGCCACTGGAACTGACCACAGGATACACGGCAAGGTTCTCTCATGTGGGGCTACTACCCGTAGAATGATCCACAAGGCTCCTAACACGGCCAATATTCCCAGTGGGGCTAAGGCCCGTTACGGCCATGAATGCCGCTCCCTGTGGTCTGTAGAGCCAAATAAGGGCCTTTGCTTAGTAGGTGTAGATGCTGCTGGTCTAGAGACTGTTGGGTTATGTCATTACCTGGGTAATCCGAAGGCCACTGAGATCCTTCTCCAGGTCAAGCCTAATGATATCCACAGCATGAACTCCCGTGCCCTCACAGAGGCCCTACAACGGCCTGTAGACAGGGAATGGGGGGCTAAGACCAGTTGGTATGCGTGGCTGTACGGAGCCTACCCACCGAAGTTAGGGAGCATTGTCAAGGGTCCACCCAGCGATGGGGATATAGTAATTAAGACATTCTTTAAGAACGTACCAGGATTGAAAGGATTAATAAATGATGTACAGGCAGAATGGTCCGGAAGAAACGGACTTCTTAGGTGTATTGACGGCGGTTTTGTTAGGTGCGGTAGTATTAATGCTGCTCTTAACTATAAAATACAATCACTAGGCGCTATAGTTATGAAGCTGGCAGCTATCCTCTTAGACCAGAAAGCCAGAGCAGAAGGATTGTGGTTCCGGTTTGTAGGGAATATCCACGATGAATTCCAGATGGAGACGAAGGACAGTGACGGTATCAGGTTAGGGGAGTTGGCTGTCTCGTGCATCACAGAGGCCGCTAAACAATTAAAGTTCAAAGAAACACTCCTCGGAAGCTATAAAATCGGACAGAATTGGAGTCAAACTCATTGAGAGTACTTGTATGCGGAGGAAGAGACTTCGCTGATCTTCATTCCAGGAAAAGAACCGATCCTGATTGGGATCAGAAAGAGAAGGAGTACAAGTTCGTTCATAGTTATTTAAACAAGTTCTGTATAGAGTACTCTGAAGAGTACGTCCCGAATGATAACTGGTTGCCGACTGATATTACGGTTATCGCAGGTGCAGCAAAAGGAGTGGACACAGCAGCAATAGATTTTGCAATAGTTAATTACTGTCCTTTTAAAGAGTACCCCGCAGATTGGGATAAGTATGGTAGATCAGCAGGACCTATCAGGAATAAACAGATGCTAGATTTCGGTAAACCTGATCTGGTGATAGCCTTCCCTGGTGGTAAAGGAACGGAGATGATGATTAAGTTAGCTAAAGACAAAGGAGTTCCAGTAATTGAAGTTAAGTATGAATAATTTAAGTACAGCTGTATATACAACAGGGACAGGACAGAAGTTACTAACCCACGATCTAGGAAATTGTAAAGGTAAGAACTGTGTCATCCATAACCCTAGCGACCATAAGATGAAAGACTTTCCGACTCATTGGCGGGCTGATAGGTATCTTATGGAACGAATATGTCCTCACGGTATAGGCCATCCTGATCCAGATGATCTAGCTTACAAAAGGTTAATAGCTAAGACAAAGGCAGATTATATGAATCTAGAATATGAAGGGGTCCATGGGTGTGATGGGTGCTGCGTATGATAGCATGTAAGTATGCAAAGAAGTATAAAGCTAAGAAATACCCAAATTGTAATAAAGGGGATCCTTGTCAAATCTGTTTATTGAAATGGCAGATAGCAGAGATGGAACGGGAGTACTGGCAACATAGACATTATGTATAGGGATCTTTATCGGTGCCGTCTAAGTACTATTTTACCATATAAATGAACAAAAGTCAAGCACTAAATGGATTCTTAACAACGAAATGGCTAGACGCTTATAGAAATGAAAGGGATTTTCAAGAGATATATGAATTAATTCAATACGTTAAAGAACTTGAAGACATTAAAGAGAAATATTATTACATGAAAAAGGTCCATTATGAAAGCACTGAGTACTGAGAAGCAGGAAGAACTACTTGAGTTAGTCCTTCAATTGGTTGAGTATGGTTCTACCCCAGGACAACTTCTTCCGTCTAATTATTTACATGATTTACAATACTGGGCCATAGAGTTGAAACCTAAGCGTGTACGGAGGAACAAGATAGACAAAAGTAACCAGAAGGTAGTAGAATGATGTACGGGGGAGCAGCACTTATTTTAATAGGGTTTTTACTTATTTTCTTTGTACTGCAAAATAGCCCTTGACAAACGACTAAAAGTATGGTATACTGTTGTTATGCTGTTGAAAGACGGCTAAACAAAGCAAATAGCAATAAGGAAACAACATAAGAATGATGATTTCAGGTAAAGCATATTGGTTCAAGGCCCAAGGAAGTCCGAAAGCAAATCGCTTTAATCCAGACATCCCGCAGTGGACGTTTGACCTAGCAGTGGATGACGAGAATGCCCAGAAGCTTCTAGAGTTGGGTATGAAGAAGACGTACCTTCGTAACAAAGATGACGAGCGTGGAACATTTATCTCCTTTGCCCGTGATGCAGTTAAGAAGGATAAGTCTCCTGGTAAGCCGTTTAATATCGTAGATGCTCAAGGTAAGCCTTGGGATAATACAAAGAATGTAGGTAATGGTAGTGAGTTGAACGTCGTCGTCTCCTTGAATGAGCGGACGTTTCGTGGGGATACCTTCCTCAAGCCGAGCGCAGTTGCCATCCAGGTTTGGAATCTGGTGAAATATGACTCCGGCGCATTCCCGACAAAGGCTGCTGAGCCAGAACAAGAAGGGGAAACAGAGTGGTAACAACTGATCGTCTTCCGAAGGAACAACCAACATTAGCGTATATCCGTGACTCTGTTCGACGTGGTTCTTATACTGGTGATTTGTTCGATGCTTTAGAATTCCTTCTATCTGAGTATGATACTGTGTATAGTAAGTTAAAGTTATATACTAAACCTGTTGAGTATTCTGTTCACTCAGGTCCATATAAAGGAGATGTAGTCTAATTAACTTTGATACACTGCTGGCCGATATAGAAACTGTCTTTAAAGGCAAGGATTTAACACAACGTATTCACCATTTGACATCTAAGTTAGGCGATACCTTTGTAGACAGGTTTAATGAGTATACAAAGGAACGTAAAGCAACTCTTCGGTTAAGTAACGTTGGTCGTCCGAACCGTCAGTTGTGGTATGAACTTCATGGATATCCATTTACACCATTGAGCAGTACTGCGAAGTTCAAATTCCTCTTCGGATCAATTCTTGAAGAACTAGTTCTGTTTCTTGCAATGGAAGCCGGACACTCTGTAACAGATCAACAAGGCACAGTAGAATTAGATGGTGTCACTGGTCATATTGATGCAGTGATAGACGGAGAAGTCCTTGTTGATGTCAAGAGTTGCTCAACTAGATCCTTTGAGAAGTTTGAAAGAGGTACGTTATTCTCAGATGATCCGTTTGGGTATGTTGGTCAGTTAACAGGGTATACTAAAGCTAAGGGGTTAAAGAGAGCAGCGTTCATTGCGATTGATAAGACGTTGGGTAAGATTTGTGTCTTAGAGCTTCCACAAGAAGTAATGGATAAGTATAATATCAGTAAGCGTATTACTGAAGTCAATAGTATGCTTAAGTCTGATACACCTCCAGAACGTTGTTATGAGCCTAAGAGTATAAGTAAAACTGACAAGTCAGGGAATCTTATTTTGTCAGTTGGGTGCAGTTACTGCAACTGGAAAGAAGAGTGTTGGAAGGATAGCAATGACGGGAGAGGATTACAAGCAAGACATTACTCAAGTGGTGTCAAACTGTTCACGAAGATAGTAAAAGAACCACGTTTGAAGTACGAAGAATTTGAACCTTTTCAGGTGCGAGAATGATTCAATCAAATAGTATCTATAATGAACATCTCTATGATAAAGTAGTAACGTTTGGTGAATATGAAACTGCCGTCAATTGTAGTTTTAACGGCTGTAAGATAAGATTCACTGCTGATCATGTTCACTTGACTGGATGTAGTTTTAATTATTGTGACATAGATACTTCTTTAATACCATCAAATAATGATATTCTTTACAGTGAGTGTATAATTCAAAATAGTTTTTTTACAGGGAATAATTAATTAATGCAAGACAACGATAATACAAGTGGCCCCTCGGAAGAGACAACCACTTTTACAGAAGTAATTGATTTAAGTAAGTATAGAAAGAATAAAGCCGAGGGTATTGCTCAATCTCAGTGGCCTACAGGATCTCCATCGCCTACACCAGATACACCGTTGTACGTCTCTCAGAATGATCCTACAGAGCGTCGTATCCTGATCTCAACTGTAGATGGTGATATTGTGATGGATGGTCATCTTGGGCTGTCTCAGACATTCCTAGCAATAGGTGATGCAAAGGGTCAGATTAAGTTTGCTGCTGCTCCGGGGAAGTGGACATACTGTACAGACGTGACAGACAATCCTAAGTATCAAGACGACGTTGCCTAAGAAAACTGCACGAGAAGGGTATCTGTTACGGACGTACGGGATAACAGAAAAACAATACAACTCCTTATTAAAGAAACAGGACTTTTCTTGTGCTGTGTGTGGGAAGCATGAGAGTCTGGAGAAGCGCAAGTTATGCGTGGACCACTCTCATCGCCCTCCAAAATTCATCCGTGGGCTTCTTTGTAATTTCTGCAATAGGCGAGTTATCGGAAAGCACACAGACCCGGAGCTTCTTTTAGAAGCAAGTAAATATCTTAGACAGAATACGGGTTGGATTGTTCCCGATAAAAAGAAACGTAAAAAGAAAAGAAAGAAACGTTCATGACTACTAATGTCAAGATCACGAATCAACCAGAGAATAAACACGATATCTCTGTGAATTGCCCACAAGGATTGTGTATCCTTAAACCTGGAGAAGATCTTATCACTTATGTCTACGGTAATACAGTTGTCTCAGTGATCGAAAGCATGACTGATGCTCCTGAAGGGAAGGTGTAAGATTACTGCAATTATTTATGACGGTAAAACTATAGCTGCTGACCGGCGTATGACTCGTGATGATCGCATATCAGGAGAAATGAAAAAAATTCATAAGTGGTCTGATGGTTATTGGGCCGCAGCAGGACGCCTAGATGATGCTTGTGAATTTGCTGATTGGTTAGAAGACAGAACGTATAAGTTTAAACCTCATACAGGATTTCAGGCTGTTTATTCAGAAAGTGGACGTGTGTATGAAATTCTAAGAAGTCTTATTCCGATGCCTGCTCTTGCCCCTCTTGGTATTGGTTCGGCAGGAACTGATTGCGAGTTATTAGTCCGGTTAGGTTACACAGGAAAAGAAGCTATTGAGGCAGTTAAGAAAGTCCATCCTACAGTAGGTGGCAAAATAGACGTGGTAACGATTTGAGCAGTCCTAGAATTGCTTTTATTGACATTGAGACTTCACCTTTACTTGGCTATGCTTGGGCTTGTTATGACACGAATATCCTAGGAGTTGTCCAACCTGTCTCTGTGTTATGCATGGGCTGGAAGTGGCTGGGTGATAAAAAGGTCAACATTCGTTCACAACCTGATTATACTAGTTATAAGCCTGGAACAGTTGATGACAAAGATCTTGTAACTGATTTATGGAAAGTCTTAGATGAAGCGGACGTTCTTATCGCTCATAATGGTGATGCATTTGACCTTAAGATTTTGAATGCTCGATTTGTTGCCAATGGGTTGAATGCTCCATCTGCTTATAAAACAGTAGACACTTTGAAGGTCGCAAAGAAATATTTTAAGTTCAACAACAACTCTCTGAATGAACTGGGCCAGTATCTACAAGAAGGTAAGAAAGCTCCGACTGGTGGGTTTGAGACATGGACTAAGTGTATGGCCGGAGATAAAGAAGCCTGGAACAGGATGACTAAATACAACATCCAAGACGTAGAGCTTCTTGAGCGTGTCTATCTGCGTCTCAGACCATTCATGGAGGCCCATCCGAATCTTAACACCATAGCACCACCTAAAACTAAGACAACAGAATTTGCATGTCAGACTTGTCAATCAACTAATACAACTAAGAGAGGCTTTGCCGTAACCAAGATGGGACGATATCAACGCTTTCAGTGCAATTCCTGTGGGTCCTGGAGTTCTGGGTCATATGAGCGTGGTAGTCGTTCTAATGTAGGGTATGAAGAATGAGCAAAGATACTATTAAAATGAGATACAGTTATGAGCAATGCACAACTAAAGATAAACTACATGATAACGAATTAATATATAAAGATGGCGAACCTGACTATTGGCTGTGCAAGATTTGTGGTCGTCGTGCTGGACTTATGAGACCCGCATGATGTCCAAAGATAGAGAGTTATTAGATGAATATCTCCAGCATTTATCTGACCGCTACTACGCTTACGAACTCGTAGAACGTCTAGAGGCACTAGAGATTATCACGATCTGGGACATTCTAAATGCCTTTGAGGATCAAATCATAGAAGCTAAACCGTTATTGGAAGAAGAGAATGGCTAAGGTAGTATACCTCATAGGATCATTAAAGAACAGGGCAATCATTGAACTCGCTAATAAGATCCGTTCTTTGGATTTTGACTGTTTTGATGACTGGATCGGTCCTGGTGAAGAAGCTGATGACAAGTTCGATGAGTACAGAAAAGGTCGTGGATTAAACTACAAAGATGCTCTTAATAGCTACGCTGCTCAGCATATATTTAAATTTGATAAGACACACTTGGATCGTGCAGATATTGTTATCTTGGTTATGCCTGCTGGGAAATCTGGTCATCTTGAACTCGGTTACAGTGTGGGAAAAGGTAAAACAGGCTACATCCTTATGGACGGTGAACCAGCTCGTGTTGATATCATGCATTCTTTTGCTGATGAAATTTTTATGACAGAGCAAGACCTTCTTAATAAGCTGACTTCATGGGACATCAGACGAACAAATAAACAGGCTATGGTTGATGCATATCTAGAACATCTTACTAATCCACCCAAGTTTTACAGGAATGACCACGGATGTTAAGACACAGACATATATACCAATGGATAAGCTTATACAAACCTTTGCCATATCCGTTATTTAAATACTGTCCGATTTGTAAGTGCCATCCAAAATATTTAACAGGTCAAAATGCTAACAAATAAGAAGGCGCTTGGATTTCGGGATGTCCTTATTCAACCACAATCGAGTGATATCAAGAGCCGAAAGGAAGTTTCCTTAGAACGAACTTTTAAGTTCAACAACGGACTAGAGAAGACATTTACCCCTATCATAGCCGCTAATATGTATGGCATAGGAACATTTCGTGTAGCTTCTATTTTGTCTCGGTATAAGATGTTGACGTGTATCACTAAGGATGTAAATATCTTTGACTATGAAGAATTACTTTCTAAGTATCCTAAAGTATATCCATATATCGTGCCAACGTTTGGGTTATATAAGAATCTACAATTAGTCCATTTCTTTAATGAGTTTCCTGGGATTGATTTCATTTGTCTAGACGTTGCTAATGGATATATGTCTTCATTTATAGAATGGGTTAAGACAGTTCGTAGTAGTTATCCTGATAAGGTTATCATTGCAGGTAATGTAGCGACATTTCAGGGTGCAGCAGATTTATATTTAGCGGGAGCTGATATTGTTAAGGTTGGTATTGGTAGTGGGAGTGTGTGTACTACTCGTTATAAGACAGGCGTTGGGATACCTCAAGTGACAGCTATTACAGATTGTGCTCATACTATGGGGTTGACTTGTTCTGATGGCGGGTGTACGTCGCCGGGAGACATCGCTAAGGCATTCGTAGCAGGAGCGGATTTCGTTATGATAGGAGGAATGTTAGCTGGAACAAATGAAACAGGAAGCGTATATCAGGGCTCAGCTTTTACGGAAGATACAACTTATAGGGTCTCAGAGGGAAAACGGGTTAATTTCTCGGAACCGATTCAATCGCTTGATGAAAGAATACGGGAAATCCTTGGAGGACTTAGATCAACAGGAAGTTACATTGGACAGAAACGCATCGAAGACTTCTGGAAAGCAGACTTGATACAAACGAATGAACAAACGAACGACTACTTTGGACCACCATCATGATAGGACCTTTACTCGGAGTTACGACACTTATTTACACAGTTATCTCAGTTGAGTACTTTCAGAACCATCAATACGGGTTGAGTATGAGTTTCTTTCTCTACGGACTGGCTAATCTGGCGTTGTACTTCTCAGGAAGAGGTTGGTAATGCTGTATCTCGATCTTGATGGCGTGTTTGCTGACTTTGACGGACAACTGGTTAAGTATGGTGTTATTAAGAATGACCAGACGTTTCATCACACACATCCTAGTACTTGGACTAGTTCTCAAACAGAACTTTCTCGTCGTGTAGAACAGTGTATGGGTACTCCTGGTTTCTGGGAAGAGATACCATTGATGGATGGGGCTTATGAACTCTGGGATTATTGTCTACAGTATCATCCAGTTATTCTAACTGCTATACCAAGTAAACCCGAGTGGGCCGATTGTATTATTTATGAGAAGAATAAATGGATTGATACATACCTTGGTTATAACGCAGATAGGAGAATTTGTCTACGTTCGGAGAAGAAAGACTTCGTAAAGAATGGTATCAAGGACATTCTCTTAGACGATACAATCCAGAATGTCACTGAGTGGTGTGAAGCCGGTGGGCTAGGACTGCTCCATACTGACGTTGAGAATTCGATTAGAAAGCTTGATTACATTTATAAGGAATTACATTGAGCACAACTATACGTGTACACATTGATCCAAACAGTATCGTAGACAGAAACTGGTTGATAACTAAGAGTTCAAACCCAAAGCAGGCTCAAGGTATAAAGAAAGTCCCATTTCATGTCATACCAAGTAACGTTGTAGCAGAAGTCGGGTTAGCTCTTTTAGAAGGTGCATTGAAATATGGGTCATATAACTATCGCGCTATCGGTGTGCGGAGTAGTACTTATTATGATGCTTGTCTTAGGCATCTTTCTGCGTGGTTTAATGGCGAAGATATCGACCCCGAGACAGTATCGTATGATGAAGCAGGCCAACCTATACAAGGGTCGGGAATCCACCATATCACCAAAGCGATGGCGTGCTTAGTAGTTCTTAGGGACTCACAAATGTACGGCAACATTAACGATGATAGACCCCCTAGGATGCCGGATGGTTGGCAACAAGAACTTAACAAGAAGGCAGAAGAGTTGATTAAGAAGTATCCTAATCCGAAAGAACCGTATACTCAGTTAGGTACGTTATGAAAGATCAAACAGTTTGGGATAAACGCTTCCTTCATCTTGCCAGAGAGATCTCAAGCTATTCAAAAGATCCGTCAACAAGAGTCGGTGCTGTTATTGTTAATAACCGTCAACAGGTCGTAGGTTCAGGGTATAATGGCTTTGCTAGAGGTGTCTCAGATGATCCTGAACGTTACCTAGACAGAGAACTGAAGCTTCGACTAATCATCCATGCAGAGGTCAACGCCTGTATCCAGGCTGGCAAGGAAGCCCAAGGCAGTACACTATACGTCTGGCCTTCATTTATCCTTCCTCCTGTGTGTCATGAGTGCGCCAAGGTAGTTATCCAATCGGGTATCAAACGAGTAGTCGGCTTCACCCCTAATCCAGAAGATTTTGAAAGAGGTAAGCGTTGGGAAGACAGTATATATTGGAGTCATGTAATGTTTCGTGAAGCCGGAGTTCAGCAGGTAGAGATATATCAGTGAGCAGCCCAGATGATCGTGCAAAGAGACGTTCTAGGAGGCATAACCACGTTGCCAAGGACCTCCGAACTCCTTTGTATAAACAACGTATTATTGAGGACAAAAAAAAGGTCCCTGCGATTAAGGACCTGACACATGCTGATCTTATTAAGTTAATTCAGGAAGACGACGATCTATAAAGAGCTTTGTTATGAGTGTAATAAATTCAGAGAACTAGATGATCTCTTTTATATAGATAGATATCCGTTGTGTATCCCGTGTCTAGAGAAGAGAGTTACTGTGTTATTAGCAGATAAAGCCGCTAGAAGAAAAAAGGTAAAAGATTTATATGATTATCAGAACAGGAAACGATGACAGCTGCACGTAATCCCCCATCAGCTAGATCTATTTATTCTTCTAGATACTATAAAGAAAATAAAGAGAAAATAAAAGTGCAACGTCTGGGATATCATATCAAAAATAAAGAAGCAATAAAGGTTCAAAGATTTAAACTTCGACAAAAGAAACCACTTCAAGATATGATTTCTAAAAGTAGGTCAAGAGCCAAAGAAAAAGGATTAGATTTTAATATCTCTCAAGATGATTTCCTTCAATTACCTACTAATTGTCCTGTTTTAGGTATCCCTCTTATTTACTGTAATCAAGGTGAGGCGTGTAGCAATTCAGCTTCTTTTGATCGTTTTGATAATTCTAAGGGATATGTAAAAGGTAATACAAGAATTATAAGTCATAGAGCAAATACACTTAAAAGTGATGGAACTCTAGATGAATTTAAGAAAATTGTTAAATATCTTGAAGAGGAAGGGGTTGTATTATGAGTGCACGGGCGGGCGGAAGTTATTATCTCCATAAGTACGTCAAGCAATACCGAGACCGTATTAAGACTAAACTAGGTCCTAAGATTGGGCCTATCCAAGTCTGGATGGTAAATGGTGAAGTCATTCGGGACCATATTTATATAGATTACACCGAAGGGGGGAACAGCGAGGCATATGTTTGGATGGACCCTGACGAGATATGGCTCGATGTAGATGTTAACCCGAATGAAGTCAAGTACGTTCTATTGCACGAGTTAACAGAAATGAACCAGATGCGCTGGGACGGTCTGGGGTATGAAGCAGCCCACGTCAAGGCTAACTCACAAGAACTAAAAGCCCGTAAAGATCCTGCGTTGTATCAAGAACTTCTAGACAAACAGAAACAGATTATGATTGATAACTCGAAAGGTGGTGATGCTTAATACCAGAAACTGTGCCATATCCTGATCCTTATACACGAAGAGGCCCGTATCAGTTCCTATAAAGGTTCCGATACGGGCCTCTTTTTATTTGTCTTATCATTTAAACCATTTCTTCACTGTAGGCCAGATAACCTTCCTAGCCCAAGAATAGCAATGATATCCTGCCGGAGGAATCAATAACGCGAAGTACACCGTCTGAAGGGTAGCAGAAGAAAAGAACGTAGGTACTATACCAGCAAGGATAAGACTAGTACCGATATAAACATGATCTCCCTTAGTAGCAGCGAAATCAAAGAGATGAAACATTGGATGAGGTGCTGACATTACTTAGCCTTCGTGTCTTCTACAGACTTAAGAATTACCGTTAACAAAGCAGAGACATCTTGTGTTGTCTGAGCAGATTGCTTCTGGATTGCTAGTCTTTGAAACCCGATACCAGCGAATCCACACAGGACATCAACCCATCCAGGAATAGGGTACCCCAATGCCTGGGCCAAACCGAGGCTTAACCCTACAAGAACTGTCAGATAGGTCTTCTTGCCTGAAAGGTATAATATTACTTTATTCATTGTAACCCCTCTGCTAATTCTTTCTTCATTTTAACCGATTCTTCTGGGATGTCTTGGTATTTAGTCATCAAATCTGCTTGGGCTGACTTCCGGGCTTGTTGAACATCTCTTTGCAGGATATCATGCTTCTGTACCGCAGAGAAATTCTCAAATCCAGGTATCTTGACATCATTATCTAAGAGTTCTTTTGCTGCTTGTCCTGCCTTAACAGCGAATTCATGGTATTGTTCTTCCGAGAGTTTATATCCATTGATATCCTTAGGAACTGCAGTAGGAAAATATCCACTAGTTTTAAAGGCTTGATATACAGGATCTTTGTTGATGTGTTCGGCATAAACTCCGTACCATTCTTTTGCAGGTACAGGATTACCGAATGTATCAACCTTAGGATACAGCATACTTTCTCTAAGTCCTGGTATATTCTGTGCCCAACTTTTCTTTAATGAGTTCCATTCCCCAATAGAGAACATCCCGGAGTTATCCCCAGATGATAATTCTCTTTGGTAGGGATCTGAAAGTTTAGCCACTTGAGACATACCGACACTAAATGGTGTAGCGACTGTGGCTAATAATGAGTTTACGTAGTTCTTACCGTATCTTCCAGAATCTGATACTGCATCAAATAATTCAGAGATACCCGAGACAGGTCCTGATTGCATCAACTGATGACCTATCGAGTGCATCAACGTCATAGTAGCGGCGTCGAAACCTTCCGTGTGCTTCTGATCCCAGAAGTGGTATATATCATTAATAACAGCCATCTTAAGACCGATAGAACCCAGTCGCTCTGTCTGGTACGTCATGTCACCGATCTTAATCCCACCAGGAACTCCGTCAGACATTTCTTGGACTAGTCGTTCATTCGGTTTTTCGGATGCAGGAGGGTTCATAGTCCCAGCGGCATTCATGCCCCATATAGCCCCAAAGAAAGCTGTCCCTAAAGTCATCTTGCCGATTTCAAGATCTCTAGCAACTGCTCCGTTTTTACCGCTGAGATTATCACGAACCGACTTATAGAACACAGGAGCAGCGCCGGGGATGCTATAAGCGAGCCCTTTAGTTGCCTGCTTCCAGACGTTACTAACGATACTAACGAATGGTTGAGCTATACCAAGAAGAGGTGTAGGTCCTAAAACTGGTACATTCCATTCATGACCTAGTAATTTCTTAAACTTACTTAATCCAGTACCGTACTCAGAAGAAGTCAAGAGATTTTCTTCTAATGCAGTCTCTTTGGCTTCTTTGATGATACCGATGGGTGTGTCATTTTGGAGTTCTGCCATTCTCTGGGCGACTTCCGAAGTGCCCCAGCCCTTGGCATCACCTTCCATACGAGCTTCACGGGAGACAAGTTTACGGAGATTACTCACTAAAGAAATCGTATAATTCATAGAATGAATAGGTGCTACTAATCTCTCACCAGGGGCACGAACGATATCTCCTATGATACCCGACTGCTTAGGTCTAGAAGAACTTGTCATACTTTCATAGGCTTGTGGTGCTTGACTCTTTGCTATAAGACTTAAAACATCTTGATACTCAGAAGGTATCTTCCTGTCTTCACCACGACTTGAACGTTCTTCATCCTCAAAGATATCCTTAGTGGAAAAGTTTTCTCTGAACTTAGCAATCTTTTCATTAATCTGGGCAGCACGAAATGGTTCAGATCCGTGTTGAAGGGTTCCGGTATCCACTTCATGTTGGACACGATCAGATACAAGTTTATCTAGTTGGAGCCCTTGCTGTGTCTTTAACTTCAACGAAGCCTTAACAGCCCTTAGACCATCAAATGTTCCAAACCACATAGCATGGAGTTCATCACCTACTTCTCCCCAAGTAACCCGATCTGAGATATGCTCCTTAGAGAACAGCTGGCGGGCTGAACCTACTGTGGCTGACAACGGGCTTTCAAAGACAGCACGATTAACGATATTAGCTGTGATACCCATGGCGTATGTGGCATGAGTCAACGGACCAGAGATATAATTATTCAAGATATAAGTAAAGAGGTTCTGGCCCCAAGAAGGCTTACCTAGTTTATTGCTTAGCTTTGATATTTCTTCTGTTGAAGAAGCCATCTTAGCAGTCTTCATAGCAGAATACAATTGATTATAAGTCAACCCGATATTATCTCTGAGCATATCTGATAACTCTGATTCATTACCAGAACGTTCGAGCATCTGCCCTAGAGCACGACCTGCTCGACCCCATTCTCCACGAACACCCAACAGCGTCTCTGCGGCTAACCTGTGACGAGTAACAGCCTCAGTAAAGGAGATCATGTCTTTATCAGACGGGTTGTCTTTACTAAGAATGTCTTTGATAACTGCGGCGTTCTGCTTAAGGAACTCCCCGAGACCCCAGATACGTGAGGCTAACGGGATATCATCCTCAACAGACATCTGGCGGAGCTTTTCCATGTTTATGTCATGGGTGCTTAGTCCGGCTTTCTGGGCTATATCAATCCTGTCTTGATCCGATATTTTGCCTTTCTTGGCATTTAAAGCGAAGTCATTCAAAGCAGCAGATTGTTTACTTGCAGCTATGAGATCTCCATAACTCTGAATGTTCTCTAAGTGGAACTTACCATCTGATTGGAGATATTCATTCTTAGTCCCTTCAGCCAACTTTGTTGGTGTACCGTCGCTTCGCGACTCTGGTTTCTGTTCACCTTTATCACCTTTAGCCTCTGGTGAGAAGGACCTAGGAGGAGAGTCTACAGGAGCTTCATCAGGTGCTATTACAGGACCGTTATCATCATGTTTGAGAAGACGGTCGAAGACACCACGGATATTGTCATTTATTGGGGCGTTTAGTTCAGATACTTTCTTATATAACGAACTTAACCAACTTTTGAACTTCTCAAAGACATCTGACAGCCCTTTACTTGGAGCACGACCTTCTAAGAGGTATCTCTCGAACCCTCTGGCGAAACGTTCATGCTGGGTACGATTAATCGCCTTGTCGCCCTTGATGCCCATCCAATCACGGACAGTTTGAAGGTCAGCCTTTATAGAGTCAGGGGCTTCAGGGTGTCCTGCATCTTGTTGGAGTTCTTCTAGGAACTGATGGCCGTGTTCGTGGATAACAGTACTAGCATCGGCTGATTTAAATAATCTAAGGGTGTTCTTAGCGTCCTTATTAACATCCAGCGCACCCTTGCCCTTCGCCTCTTGACCCTCCTTAGGTTGATCTGTGACGTTGGGGTGTTCTTGGTCGTATAGTTCTTTAGCTGTGCCTAATTTACCTTCAAAACGACTAGCCCTGGAGTTATATCTCTCCTGGATCAACCTCCCTAGGGCATCTGACTCATCCTTGCTCCTACCAGCATCCTGGAACTTCTTTGAGGCATCGGCAGCTATGCCTGAGTCCTCTACCTTAGCAGACAACTTCTCCTGAAGGCCCTTAGAAGCCTCTAGGAAGGCCGTGGAGACCGATTGCTCATGCTCCTGGTCAATGGTCAGGGCAGACCTAGGACCGGTCTGTACGGGCTCTACAGAGGCTTCTGGAGCCATTCTGGACTGGGCCTCCCTGTAGATTGCCCTATAATCAGGGGCTAGTTCCTGCATCTTCAGGAAGTTCTCATAGTGAGCCTGTTTAGCAGCGACTTGCTCTGGGGTATCTACTGAGAGGTAGTCCTCTAGGCCCCCACGGATATCGGCTAGGCGTTCAGTCTGTTTCCCGGTTAACTGAGGACGACTTTCTAGCTTCTGGATGTCTTCCTGGGCTTTAAGTACCTTAGGGTCATTCTGACGGGCATCGTTTAAGTTACGTATACTCTGGGTTAATTGATCATGATTATCTCGTAGTGCTTCGTATTCTGGTACGATATCCCTTCCGGACTGTTCATACAGGCTCTTAGAGATATCTCCGGCTATGTCATGGATACTACGTTGATTCGGGGTATAGGGTTCTGTCTCAGGTAAAGCCCCTGTAGCTTCATTCCTGGCTTGTTGTTCCTGAGGAGTTGGTTCCTTAGTCCCTAGGAAGGTCTCTTTGTCCTCTGCAATACCACCTACAGCCCTAGCAGCAGTGATGTGCTGTGGAACGATAGGTTCTAAAGGATGGGGTACCATCAACAGATCAGGGACTTGTTCCGGTAAAGACCCGATTATTTCACCGGCTTCACCAATCGGAGCAGCTAGATAAGGATGACTCACTCTAAGGGCTTCAGCTCCGCCTGTTACCTCTTTACCAGTTTGTTGGAGTCCTGCAGCTATACCACCTAAGGCAGACAGCCCAACAGCCCCTAAACCGTATCCGGCGTTAACCGTAGGACGAATCCAGGCTTCGTTGAAGCCTTTTATGATATTATGTTGGTCCTTGGTGTGATCATTATATACACCTGCTTTAGTAAGAGCATCCTGGGCCTCTTTAGAGTACTCTACAGTACTGCCCCAGTTATCTTTAGCACCTTGACCTACGGCATCTAAGACATGAGCAGCAGGGTTGCCTTTCCAAGAGAACCAGGAATCGTTCTGTTCACCTGATAACGGGCTTTTAGGATCTTGTGGTTCTTTACCAAAGGCATCTTCATCAGACTGCACTTCATGACCAAAAGCCTCAGAGTCTAGAATAGGATCAGCCATTACTGAACAGCATTCGGTACTGGAACAGAAGGAGCAACCGTCCAACCGCGACCATGTGAGTAATCTACAGCTTGCTTTCTAGTAATTTTATTATCCTTCAAAGCTTGTTGGAGTTGTTTGATGCCTTCAGGGCCATCCTTAACCGTTTCTAGTGATTTGAAATCAAAAGGATTCGCAGAAGCAGGGAGCAGTTTATTCATTGGACGATTATTAACAACAACAGCCCTATCTTGCATTTTCTGTGCCTGGGTTCTTTTGTCGTAATCTCTGTAGTCTCCTACGAAATCTTTACTGTCTTCATCGAATAACTCTCCAGCACCTTTACCATCACCACGACCGGCTTGGATCTTAGGCAACGCTTGACGCATCATCCCTTCAAAGATTCTCTCACCATTAGGATTATGGACATTTGGACCACCAACTATTTCTGTATGAGCCTTTTGGAAGTATTGTTGTTCGGCATGCAGAAACGCAGCTCCTTCTGGAGATGATTGACCATATTGGATTTCTTTAGTAAGCGCCCCGAGACCTGTATTAGTCAATGGTGAGTCTCTATTAGGGCCTGAGTACCCGGCATAGTCAGAGAACTTCGGAGGATTATCTGTTCCAACTCGGGAGACAGCATCCTGGAAGTGTTTATAGAAGTCCGTACCGTATGTTAACTGAGGTGCCTTGGCTTTGGCATTGTTGTCGATGACTCTCTTAGCTCCATTGGCAGCAAAAGAGTCAGATACCTGGAGATCTTTCCAAGCTTCAGCAACTTCAGGTGGTCCATTAGTCAGTTGGTCTTCATGAGTAACAGGACTTCCGCCCTGACCTTCACCAAAGATAAATCGACGGACGAGTTCGCTATTAGCAGCCCTCTTTGAGTGATAGTCCCTTATGACACCGTTGTAATATTGCTGACCCTGACGAACTGCTTCATCCTGAGTCCTGATGTCATTAGGGAACCTAGCTTGAGCGAGGTCACGGATATGTTGGTCTAGTTCACCTTGATGGAGTTCAAAGTACTCTGCCTTAGGACGGTATACAGAACCCTGATCCTGACGGATTTGTTGGGCTATTTGATCCTTCGTCTGTCCGCCTGTGATATCCGAGACATACTGAGAAACAGGTTTAATCGGATTACCGTTATGATCTTTATTAATATCGTTGATGTATGGGGTGACAGAATTCGGGTCTTTATTTACGTTACTGGGACCAGAGTAATAAGCCGTAGCCATCTTACCAAGATCATTCCCGTAATCATGAGCATATTGAGTCATCATACGATCAAAGATCTTATCACCATCCTTGGAGACTGTTTCACCCGGATGCCCAAACTGAGCTAATGCCGCTGATTGAATTTGATACGGATTTTCCTGCTCAGCCTTGGGATTGCCTCCTGACTCTTGCTGTTTAAATCTTGCTCTTATAGAATCCAACTGAAGGGGGAAGTCCGCACGGCCAACTTGACCAGACCACACAGGTTCTCCACTCTTAGCAGTCACTGGAGGTAGTTCAGATTTAGTCGTAATACTATCAGTATATTTCTTATCATAATCAGCTATACCGATAGCAGCCACCGTCTTGGCACCAACAGTTCTAACTTGAGGTTCTAGGAATTGTTGGAGTTTAGCCATAGTAACAGCAGGTACGATATCTTTATGCTGATTGAGCCAATCTTGAGCAGCTATAGGGTCTCCACCAGGGCCTTCTGTCAACGTCTTGACAGCTAATGAAAATGCTTTATCTTTTACTTTATCAAACTCTTGGTTGTATATCGCTTGGCCTTCTTTGGTATTTAAGTTGGCACCTGAGTTGATAACAAGATGCTGTGTTGTATCCTGAAGGGCAGCCATGGAATGTTCAAGAGCTTCAGGGTCTGTCAGCGTGCTGTTTCTAGCAAATTGATCAATCGTATTCTCTTGGAGAGCTGAAGTAGCCTCAGTATCTGCTACCTTTACTTGAGCGCCTTGATAGTTACCATAGTCACGAAGAACGAATCCTTCGGAACGCGAAAAGACCTGATTAAAGGCACGCTTAGCGGCTTCATTGGGTAATGTCTGCAAAAGATTTTGACGGACTTGTTGGACACGCTGTACTGCTTCTGGAGCGGCATCAACCGCTGCTTGCCCGCGTAGTGACTTATACCAGCCATCAATAGCACCGTACTGTGTGTTACCGGAAGTTTCAGCATTAGCAACAGCGGCTTCGTTTAGTTGACCTTGACGAATCATCTCAACGTCATATTGGCCTGTACCGGCTTGTTCTGCTGTTTGGCCTAAACGTTGAGTAGCAGCACCAACCTGGGCACCAAAATCTTCAGGAGAAGCGTGAGCTGAAATAAGGTTGTTGGGTGAAGATACTTCAGGAGAGACAGTTTGATTTGGATTATAATTGTCCATTAACCTGAGAATCCTCCAGCTAACTGATACTTCTGGAAACTTGTACTAGCCTGGGAAGCACCACCTAAGAAAGTACTAGCGGCATTTAATTCACCAGCAACAGCGGCATTCTTACCCTGCGTATCTGATAACGTGGCTTGGTCTTCTTCGGATTGTGCCTGAGCTTTATACCCGTAGGCAGTTCTAGCGGCATTACTTCTAAGAGCCATAGCATCTAGGGCACCAATCTCACGTTCTGAAGAACGGACATCTGTGTAACTACCGCCCTGTGTATCAACACCTGAAGCCGCTTGGTGTGCCGTTGTGTCGGCTATTACAGCTTTAGTCTTTTGACCAGAGATACCTACTTGAGCTTCACCAGATTGTTCTGCTATCTGGGCATTCATCCTAGACACAGCAGCATTCTGACGTTGGATATTAGCGTTGTAGTGAGCCGCACCTGCTTCAGCTTGACCCGAAGAATACGCCCCGAACGCCCCTATCACGGAACCAACGGCTTGTAATCCAGGACCTGCAAATTGACCCATTACTGTGTTCTCTTGAATTTATAAAAGGGATTGTCGTTTACCATCACTGGTCCTTCTAATGTGAATCCTGCTAACTTAAGGAGCTTAACAGCGCCTGTATAACTGGCATCTACGTAGTTCTCTAAAACAGGAAAGATATCATTCATAATCTTTGCTTCAGACGTATATAACCTTGCAAACCGTACTGGAGATAATCTAACGGCGTCTGTGCCTGTGATGAAGTACGGTATACCGGTCATAGATAGAGGTGTACCGATGACACCCCACATAGCAGCTACATGATCATCCAGGAGAGCTGTTTTTCTGTATACTGCCTGTCTATAAGCAGAGAAGATACTCTTCCTGGGGTCTAACCCTAACCTGACAGCTTCAAGGGCATCCTCAGGACGTATTGTCTTAGCGAGTTCAGCACAGTGTTTCGCTACAGAGTCTATGACAATCAACTTAATGACGCGAACTCCAATATTTATTACTAAGATACCAAAACAAACCGACAGCCAAGATACCGAGAATAACTGTACCAAAGACAAGGTGTTCAATGAATGAGAAGATATCGCCGATTATGGTCATACTGTGTCCCCGAGATTCCAATAAAGTATAACGCTAAGGATATTAGCTGGTAAAGGATACGTTTGTTGCACAGCCAATTGACCTTTTATCCCCCACTGAGCTGATACTAGCTTATAGTAATCTCCAGTGAATAACGGTATAGCTGTTCCTGCGAAGACACTCCCTGTACGTTCTTTGATCTCATTCATATTATTCCATGGAGGATTCGTCGGAAAGTTTTGTAGAGTGCTTTGATCTGGTTGATCAGTACCGACAGACAACCCCCTTGTGGCTTCGACACGCAACCCAACGGCTGAGATCAACTTTCGACGGTCTTGTGCCGTTCCTGTTTGGTCTTGGTGGTCTACGTATAACGTTTGCATCTGACACACGTAAGGCAGTCCGATGACGATCTTTGTAGCAGGTTGAGATAACGTCACTCTGCCATTCAAAACAACCTGAGTGTCTGAAACAGAACCGTCAGCAAGGACACTTACTTCTAATCCTTCAAGATGGTTCAATCCTGTGATAACTGTAATAGGCGTCGCGATAGACCACTCACCAGCCATAGCAGGAGCAGGAGTGTTATTCGGATCATTAGGTATCAACGTAGTTATATCTTCAGTAATTTGACAAACTACCTGAGTAGCAGATGTATACCCAGTGACAGTCGCCTTACCACCATCGACACGTATGATATCACCTATATTCCCTGAAGAAAATACCCCTGAACTCGCTATGAAAGAAACGGAACTACCTGTATTTCCTGCCGGGGACAGTGTTGCATTCGGTGTATTCAACGGAGAAGACAATCCAGAGTCAACACAAAAGGAGTCTTCAACGTTCTGCCAAAGACGGTCGTTCATTCTTTCAGAATAATATCTCCAGGCCCCTTGGACGTATCTCTTTGTTATAACGTACACAGCGTCAACTAACGGTACGAGATTAGTACTTGCATTTTGATTCCCGGATTCTGTTATTGAGCACACAGAGACAAAGAAACCATTAGTATCATGTCTGGCCCAGGAAGAGACTTCTTGTTCTTTCAGGTAAGTCAGACTTAATAACCCGCCGTCTGTTTTTAATGCCCATACGACTTTCCAGGGTTCCTCTGCCCATGCCCATTGTTCAATCTGGGTATTCAAGAACAGATGATTACTGAGAACAGTCAGATCAGTTCCGGTATAGATATTAAGATAAAAAGAGTAACTCAAATCACGAACAATATTACCCTTAGCTTGAACGTATAGGATGTCAGAGTTAATAACTATCGGTGGTACGTGGAAGTGACTTCCGTTGTAAGCCTGAGGAGTAGCAAATTGGTTACTCGGAGTAATGGGGACATTTGAACCACCGCCATTAATCTGCCATGCCCCTTTGCCTGTTAATACTACTAACCCCCCTGGCATAGGCACTAGCCATTGAATACCATTGACTTGTTGAGCCCAAGGATTTCCTGTGATATAATCAGAAGCTACCGATGGTATACTGAAGTCCATGTTATTGTACAACCCTGGTTTACTCATCCAGTACGTATCAGGGTTATTCAAACTATTAGCGTATACACGACGTTGTTGAAAGTAAGCCGGGACAGAAGGATAAGTTCCAGCAAGAAGACCGACAGTCAGAGTAGCAGTTGCTCCGGTTCCAGCAGTACCACCGCCTGTTAGTGTAGCACCTGAGACTGTAGCCCCAGAGACAGTTCCTGCCCCTAAGGTATATGAATTCCCTGCGGCACCGAATGTCTTATACGTGACGTTGATCTTATTCACACCATCAAATGTATAAGTCGCTAACGTCCAACCAAAGATCACGGAAGAATTCAAAACATTAACCAGTGACTCAAGGGTATAAGCAAGTGTACTTTGAATAGTCGTTTGTTGGTTACTCAACCCGGATGTACCGGCTACGAACTCAATAGCAAAGCCGTTGAAGACGACATTACTTGTAGCTATTGGATTAGTAGTAAACTGAATATACCCTTTAGCTGTACCACCACCACTGTCAGTAATTGCAATAGTATCTGTATTCCTGTAGTTCTTTCCACGGCTACTGATACTAAATCCAACGAATTGACTATTAATAACAACAGGCGTACCTGAGAACCCGCTTCCAGTACTAGTTGTTATAGTATATCCGATTGTACTTTGGGAATAATTCATCCCGTTGGCAGTAGGGATTACATCAGTAATAGGACCTTGAGCGAATGGGTTGTTATCAGTCGGAGGAGGCTTTGAGAAATCAGGGATGATATTCGTGTCAACAAAGCCTTGGCCTACACTCGTTCCGATGAATCCAAAGACACTTCCTACAGGAGGTATAAGACTATAACTAGGAGTAGCAGCGTAGACGTTGTAGCTTCCGGCTGTATTCACTGTAGTCCAAGCTAATGTATTACTACCGGCATTAATTCCTATATCGTTATTAAAGACATAAGCAACAGGACTTGCAACAGATTCTTCTCCAGTACTTTGGTCTACGGCTGTAACAACATAACTATACCATGTACTAGGAATAGTACTGCTTGCAGCAGTTGCAACTAAAGACACAGGGGGTTGAATCGTTGTTTGAAAGGTATCAGCCGTAAAGACCCAGTTTGTATTTCCATGACGGACGAGTTCATAACTAGAATATTCTACCAAAGTCTCTTGATTAACTAGGCATAACGTCATAGTATCTGCTGATTGAGTATACTTCAGAAAAGGAAGATCTACGGCTGCATACGGTGCGGCTACAGTGTAAATCCTAGCAACCGTTCCGCCTGTTGATGGCACAGCTGAGTATACTGTATTTCCGAAGAGATCGTTTACAGTAAAAGTCGTACTTGTCACTGTGTTTACGATCCATGTCAGCCCGTTGAATCCTGTATTGCCTTGATCGTAGACCCAATCACCTACAGAATATCCGTGAGGGGCTGTAGTAGTAAATACAGCTGCATTGCTTACACTAGTAACAGAAATAGACGGTTCAGTGACATACGCACCATTGACCTTGATACGCATATATTGATCACCGAACTCAAGTGCATACCCCTGAGACAAAGAAAATTGAAAAGGAATATCCCTTGGAGGGGCAGAAGTTCCAGGTTGTTTACACGTACCTACGTAAGCCAGTCCGGCACGGGAGTTCACACCACCACGATAATTACTATAAAAGTTCCTACAAGTACTCAACCCAGAATGCCACGACTCCTGATCCATTCTACCGAACAGGGCTGGAGACAGCTCACCTTTTGAAAGCGAATTCTGGATACTTACAATAGTCATTTAATACCCATAAGCCCCGCTAGTGGGCCAACAGACATTCGTGAATCCACCCCAGGTACTGAAACCATAACCAATTCCAAATCCTTGACCTCCTGCACGAGCCTGCATCCAATCAGGGAGATGGTCCATTGTTGTTACACCTTCATTACCATCCTGACGACGAGCTACGGCAATAGCTGTTTCTGCAATCTTGATTTGTCTGTCGATCAAAGGCATTGACAAAGATAAAGCAGGTACTAAAAAAGCGGCTAACGAAGCAACCATTGCTGCTTGGAATAAGGAGTCCCATATAGCAGGATTTGAGTTGTTTGCGTTATAGACCGCTTGGGCTAGATCTTGATTAGTAAGTACAATCAGAATAGGTGAATTGTGAGAATCACCGATACTTGAAACAGCAAAAGGTATTTGCCCTTGAGTAGGAAGCCAAGTACCAGCAGCGTTATTTACAGTAGTTGCAGGAACAGTACTCCCAGTATTAACAGGAAGACTGGGAACTACAAATCGGAAGAGAAGACAGTCACTAGGGTATGAATACGCATATAGCCAAGGAGTCGGAGGAACCGGTAATGAAGTGCCATTAGGATTCTCAGGAGTTCCTTGAGCAGCCATTAATAGTGTTAATGTGACTTGCTTAGTTAGGACATTCCACGGGGCTGCACGGCCTAAAGATTCGAAGGTTGGCTGCCACAATGTTGAAATAGCAGCAGCTTCAGTGCTTCCATCTGAAGGATTCAGTGAGGAGATCTGTGCGCGGGCACCAATACTTAAGAGGGCTCTATTTGCGATTGAAAGTTGATCAGCCACAGTTAACTCTTATATAGTTTGCTTGCTACGTCTCGCTTTGGCTTGTCTTCCTTTTTATCGTCTTCTTCATTTTCATCATCTTCTGACTCAGCTGAAATAAACTTTATCTGTAGCTCAACGCGACAACTCGATCCACCAACAGTGTCATGACTTGAAACTGCAGTTACTGAAGCAAGGCAATGCAGATGAAGCATATCACCTACTTGAAGATCATCTTCTTCTAGCCCGAGTTTTTCTAATTCATCTTCACACAAAGAAATACATAACCCATAAGGATACTGAGAAGGCTCAGGCATACTATCAGCCATGACTTCTTTACTAGTCTTCGCCATATCTACCATACTTTTAATTCGATCCATTATACTTATCTTTCTTTAAATATAAAATTGCATTAAATAAGAAATCAGTATTATCCTTGAACATACCTAATCCGCTATTGCATTGTTGACACAGAATGCCTCTGACTTCTCCTGATATATGGTCATGATCTACGCAGTACCCATTTTCCATTTCTAGAGGAACTTTTAAACAAATAGCACAAGTAAAATTCTGATCTTCTAGAAGTTTTTCAAAAGCTTCCTTAGATAGATTATATCTCTTTAGTAATTTCCAGAATTTTTTATAAACCTTATTTTCTTCTTTTTTATTCTGTGCCTGCCATTTTTCTGGATGACTCTTAGAGTAAATCGAAGCTCTTTTAGTTGCACACACTTTACACCAAGAGTTCTTACCTAATTTACCGTTTTCTTTTTTATGGAATTCGGAAAGACTCTTCACTTCTTCACATTTTTTACACTGTTTAGTATCTGTCAAGACGGAATCTTTTCCATTTAAATTTCCTTATTTTCTAATACCAATTGTAAGATGTAGTTGTCCGGCCAAAATATCCGCTGCACCAGCCGTGGAAATACACTCAATAGACCAAAGATCGGCGAAAGTCATGGGGATAGAAAAAGCATCACTTGCAATACCCCCACTATGAACAACTGTTGCTTGAAGACCCTGAGGATTCCCATTTTTATAAAAGGTAAATTGATATTGTTTGCCCACACCTGGATCAGGAACAGTTTCAACATACATATATTCGACAGTTGATCTACCTATCCAGATAGCTCTAGCATTTCCTTGTGTGGTTACGTCCCCTGCTAAATTAGAAGGAGAGATATAAATAGTTGTCCCGTTGGCAATTGTTCCAGTATTTGTTAAATACACCTGATCCTGACCAATACTATCATTTGAGTAAACTGTGCCTGTAGTATTATCTTCAATATCAGCACTTGCACCTATGATAGAATAATTCATATTACATAGAGAATTGGCACCAGAAGAGGCTCCGATGATAATCTTACGATGGCCAGTAGCTGAAGCGCCAGCAAATGGAGTAATAGTTAGTCCGTCTAAAACACATCTAGTACCACTGGAAATATTAAAACCACTGCCAGCCGTCCCATCGTGTTTTCCATAATCCTGGCATCTGCCATTACTAAAAACAATATGATTAGCACCATTTGCAATAGTTACTGCATCAAGAACTGTATCTCCGTTATCTTCAAAATAGAATCCATCAACGGTTAAATCATCCACACTGGCATCAGTGCCTGAAATATTAAAAAACTGGCCTACGACACCCTCAATATCAAGATTAATAAATTTATTTCCTGACCCACAACGAGCATCAATACCTACACCTACGTTATTCAAAATTTGAAGATTGATAAAAGTATTGACACTGGGAATGAAAGTTAACCTTTGAACGAATCTCATACCACCCGTTTTAGTGCTTTCAATTACAATATTTGTAAAGGTATTATTTAAGACATTTCCTACTAAACCTAAACCCCAATTAGCGTGAGAATTACCAGATTGATTTCCATCAATATAGAAGTTAGTATAGGTTTGGCGTGAAGCTCCCCCACCATAAGCTGAATCATCTAGTTTAACAGTATATAGGTCAGTTGAAGTTGCATTACGTTTTAAACGGGTCTCAATACTGCTCGCACCATAAACAGAAATACCAGATAAATCAAGTTGAGTCCCTAGCATATAGGTTCCAGAAGGAATATATAACGTAGACTGTCCTTGACCAGTATTACGGGTTGTGGAAACAGCATTACTTATAGCATTATAATCATCTGTTGAACCATTGCCTGTAGCACCAAGCCATTTAGCATTAACAATACCACCTACAGTAATAGTTACTAACCCCGTTCCAGCTGGTTCTGAGATTGCAATATCCCCAGCAGAAACACTACCTAAAAATGTAAGTGTATGACTTCCTCTGGTGATAATTCCACCATAGAATTGAACAATTTTTGAAGACAGTGTGGTATTAGAACCAAGAGTTGCATTTTCATCAATAACTAAAACCCCATTAGCGACACTTGCAGCTGTATCTGCTAGTGTTAAAGATGCGTAATTACTAAGAAAGAATAACTT